GAACTAACGATTTGGTTGGTTTAATATAAATCTTACCTGTCATTTGATTTCTGTCTAAATCAGCAGCGTCTGACGAAACTGTTACACGGAAGTCATATAAACCTCTATCTCTTCTGATAGCGTCTAAGATAGGATTAACAGCATCTAAGAAATCTTGTCTTACTTTTTGGTCGTTTTGTTCAAACAATAATCTTACAGATACTGCTGAAATCAATTTACGAGCTTGAAGTAATAATCTTCTTACATTGATTCTATCAAGAGCTGATTGTCTAATTTGAAGTGTTTTGTTACCCCAAATTACTGTACCAACATCAGAGAAAGTTGCAATTGGATTAATACGTCCTTGGTAAAGAGTATCTCTATCTTCTTGAGTAAGTTTCCTTCTCGCTTTAATAGCATTTACAATACCTCTTGTGTAACCTGCCGCCGCGAACCAAGGGAACGCGATGTTGTCGGTTAACGCCAAGTTTCTTGTAACCTCAGCCGTAGCCGGTAAATAGATTTGAGTGTTATTAACACTATCTCTAGTTAATACCCAAGGGTAGTAAGTAGCTGTATAGTTAGAGTCAATACCCGAAGTTTGTAAATCATCAACAGCCTCTTGTGGGTAAATTAAATCACCAGGGTCACCTGTTGAAGGTGTAAACATTCTATAATCATCTAATGTACAAACATACAATGAATCCGCTCTACTAAATTCAATCATTTCGATAGCAGATTCAACTAAGTCACCACTCACTTGTATAGATATACCCGGAGTAACAAAAACATTAATATTCACTGCTTCAGGATTTGCGAAAGTTCTTTGTCCTAATAAGTAAGCGTAGTAATCAGTGTTTGCATAATCTTGAGAGTTGTCTCCAACAGCAATTTGGTTAAACGCTCCCCATCCGGTTGCGTTACCATATCTTGGATTACAATCAGGACTTGCTCCTTGTAAATAACCTTGTCTACCTAACTTAAATCTATCAGTGTTGGTACGACTTTCTCTATAGATATCCCAACCGTCAAAACCACCTTGAACTAATAAAGTAAATTTACGAGCAAATATTCTGAAATATTGGTTAGTTTCACTTTCAGGGTCTGATGTAAATGGTGAAATACCTGTATAGAATGCTGGTGTACCACTTGTTGTGTATGTACTAGGAATTGTAATACCACTAGCATTAATATCCATATGGAAACCTCTACTTCTGAATGCCCAATCACTACCTGATGTATCACAAATATTTATAACATTTTGTTTTCCTTTGTATTCATACAAACTAAAGTCAATTCCTACCGTATCTGAAATACCTAAATAAGTTCTACGAACATTATCTCCCGCAGATGCTAAAGCGTCATCCAAACCTGTTGACCCCCCAAATGGTGGGTTATAAATAATCTCACCAGGAAAATCATACTTTGATTTAATTAATGGGAACGGAGATTTAACACCCGAGTATTCTCTATTATTATAACCTAAGAAACCACAAGGTAATGCGTCAATCGGAGCGTCCTCATTAATTTCAATCATAATATATTTAGAATTTAATTCATATTCACCATCAACTGTACCAATTTTCTTAGCAATAAACGCATTATCATTAGGATTCATATTACAGTTAGTGAATTTTTCAATAACTACCGGATTAGCGTCAGTATCAAAGAAATCTCTAACTAATACATCAAACGTACCATTATTAAATGACATATTTGCTAATGAAATTTTAACTAAAGTGTTTGCAGAATCACCATCAGCAATTGTAATAAATTTGAATAAGTTAAACACTTTATTACCTCTTAATTCTGATACAACCCAAGGAGATGCTGGCGCTTGATATTGTTCTAAGTACCAAGCAATAGAATCTTGTTCTAAATCTCTTGCTTGAGGTAAAGGAAGTGCCGAACAACTTAAACCTCTAATATATCCTTTTCTGTAAGCGTATTGTAATAACGCCGGATAATTCTCCTCAACAAATATTGGTACAACTGTTCTTGGTTTTGCAAAGTTATTAGTTCCAAATACTTTTGAGATGTATTGTGCATCTGAGTTTCTAAAAGATGTTTCAAAGAAATAGTTACTACCATCCTTATCAACAATATTAATACCAAATTGAGCAAATGGGTTTTTAGTTACCGCTGAATACGAACCTGAACAATCTAATGTTAATCCTGTTAAATTAACTTCATATAATGGTCCTGATTGTGTTGAAGAATAAGTTGAAATACCTCTTGAACGGAATGTTGCAATTACTAAATCATCATAATCAGTATACGACATACCATCATAAATGTATAATGTACCTGTTAAGTTACCTTCATAACAAGTTTCGATTCCACCTACATTACCACCACCAGTATCACCACTTACAATTGGGTCACATTGATTTTGAATACTAACACAAACATCCCAATATGTTGGTGGTGTCACACCATCCTGAGGTATTAATTCATAAGTTACTAACACGTTAGATGAAGTACATCCTGAAAAATCATTTTCACTTACACCACTATCTTGAAGTTCACCTGTTTGAACAACAAAAACACTGTCAGTACAAGCACTGAAGTCAGCAACAACAGTTGTTAAATCAAAACCGTTAAAATCATTATATGGTAATACAACACTAATAGTGTTATCATTATAATTAATACTTCCTTGTATTCCATTAACACTATAGTTGTAGAATGTAGCACAATTTGAAGTTGTTGTTGTTAATTCTAAATCTGTTACAGTTGTATAGAATGAACTACCTGAGTATTCTCCACCACCAATATTATCAAATAATGAATAATACCAAGGGTCATTTTGTGCTGCACAATAGTTATTCAAATCAGAACACACATTATCAACACCATAAACGTTAACTGAATCTGTATATCCGGAAGCAACTAATTGATTATAAACATCACCTGAAATACTACCATAGTAATAAACTGAACTACCTGAAGTACTTGGAGTTTGAACAACACTAGTCATTTGACTTGTTAAATATGAATTAATTGTTGATGTACTACCGTCGAATAATTCAAATTGTTCGTTTAATATTCCCGAAATTTCTGATGGAATTTGTGATGGGTCAGTAATACCTACTGTTGTTGTTGTTCCATTTTCATCGGTAAATGTACACCCGGTAAAAGGTATAGTGAAATCAACCTTATCATATTCAACACAAGTGTTTACACATTCCACAGTATCAAATGATAAACATTTAAAATTAACTGTTGTACAATCTACATTTGCTTTAGTTGTTATAGACCAAGATGGTCCCGCATCATATCCCGATAAACCTAATACTCTTGTTACAAATAATTGGTTAGATTGTTGTAAATATGATTTTGCTATATACGCCGCCTCATATTTAGGGATTTGCGTATTTATAAATTTTTCAGGAGTTGTCCCTCCAAAAAAAGTTGAAAATTCATCAAAGTTACGTATGAAGATAGGTTCAAAAGCCGGACCTTTTAGAGTCTCACCAACGATACCTAATGTGGTTACACCCACACTCTGTGCTACGAAACTTAAATCAACTTCTGAAGTATACACACCCGGAGATACGAATACTTTACTGTTGCTACTTGTTGCCATTAGTCTTTGTTTAGTTATTAATTTATTTTATTGATAAATATTAGAAAAAAAACCAAAATACTTTACTTCATAGCAACTATTTATATTTTAGGTAGAATATTTTCTGCCTTTTTTCTACTTATGGATGAAGACATCAAAAAGATTAAAAATTTGAAGATATCAGTGGAGACACACGAGATTCTTAAAACCTATTGTGAAAAGAGGGGTATTAAAATGTACCGGTTCTTAGAAAGACTTATTGTTGAGAAGTGTAAACCAAAGAAAGATATCTACGGAGAAGATTAAAGTAATTCGTTATTAAACATAATGGTACTCTCTTGAGTGTCATCGTTTTTAGTAATTTCCAATCTCATAGTATCATTGGTGTTTATTTGAATTTGAGTTAAATCACTACCATAGTAAAGACCATTGATGAATACATCAAAACTTTGTATATTGGTATTATCCCCCACGTTTAGATTAACCGTATAATTAAATAATTGTGTTTTAACGGTACTACCAACTTGGTAAATAAACTTTAACTCGGTACTTGCCGGGTTATCATCTTTTTTACGATTTTTCCTTGTTGTATTTAATTCTATTTCAACAACCTGTAAAACTCTATTGATTGCCGGAGAAACTTCAAATTCATCTTCATCAATTAAAAACCCTAACATTGTAAAGTCATAGTTCTGAATGTAATATTTTCTTTTCTCAATTTCCATTACGGATTCATCAGAAATATTATTCATTACGATTGGAATATAATGTCCTTTGATATTTTGATATGCTTGACGAGAGGCAAACTTTTCAAGAACAATTTGGTTAAACTTATTTAACTCTCTCATTCTATTACAAACAATCTTCACATTATAGGTAATATCAACCGGAACAGGTTGAGGTATCTTATAGATATCCATACCTTGTCTTTGTCCGTCCCAAGTTGGAACCTGAGCATAGAAATATAATCTTCGGTCCGGAATGTTATACATTACCGCAGGATTGGTACCAAATTTAACCTCAGGTTGTCTAACCGTTGTTATAAATGGGGGTTCAGTATTTTTATCAACATTTTGGAATTTCCAAGTCTCCATAAACTGAGACCAATTCTGAGTTGTTATAATAATATCAACTGTTGGTATAACTTTTCCTTCGACAACAGTTTTTAACGAATCTTTAACAAAATCTAACATACCTCTATCCAAATCATTGTGCAATAAAGATTTTGGAAGATAAGTTCCATCTTTATTGATTTTTTCCAACAATTCTTCCCTTCTTCCCATAAGTGTTTTAGGTTTAGTTAAAGGAATGAATTTTTTGATTTTTTTAGGAAACGGCATATTAGTTAATTATAAAGATTTTATTTTTTGAATTAACCATTTCAACTTCATTAGCCCCAAATATTGGTTCATTAGTTGATTTAAGTACAAAACTTTTATATTTGTATGGGTCATAGGTAACAATATTATTATTGGGTTCACTTGGTATATTTTCACAAGGGTAATCACAGTAATCAACTAAATCACCAATAACAAATGCGTGAACGTTTTTCTTTTTTTCTCTACCAACTTTTTCATTACCTCCCGGTCTGACTCTAAATTCAACATCGTTTAATTTAACATAATCAGCATATAAAACAATTCTTGATTTATATTGAATTGAAAATGTATCTTTATGTAAAT